TGAAAGGCCTGAGAGCGAACTCAACCAGTACAGCGAAAGCGTCAAAAAGCGTATTGACAAGCTGACCGCTCGCCTGCGCGAGACACAGCGCCGGGAAGAAGCGGCAATTTCATATGCTAAGGGCGTGCAAGCGCAAGCGCAGCAGATGCAACAGCGGATGTTCCACACTGATGAGGAACGTTTGCACGAAGCCAAGGGCCGCATTGAGACCCAGGTTGTGGCTTTAAAGCAAATCATTCGCAAAGCACGCGAAGAGGGCGACATTGACACCGAGACTGAAGCCAATCAGCGCATGACCGACTTGATTTACGAGCAGCGCCAGGTAGCCGAAGAGAATCAGCGCCGCGAAGTTTACGTAAGACAGCAACAGAATCAACCTGTCCAGCAAGCGCAGCCTCAGTACCAACAACCTCAACAGTATCAGCAGCCCGCTCAGGTGGACCCGAAGCTGGAAGACTGGATGGAGAAGAACTCATGGTATGGCCAGGACACGGTCATGACCAATACCGCCTGGGGCATCCACAAGCAACTCGTTCTCAACGAGGGGTTTGACGGATCGTCAGATGAGTATTATGATGAGCTAGACAAACGCATGAGAAGCACTTATCCACGGAAATTTTCTCCTCAGGCGCAAAACAACAGTACCACCAGAAACGTGCAATCGGTGGCTCCTGCAACCCGTTCATCGGGAGTGAATAGTTCAGCACGCCGCACTGTGAGACTCTCACCGAGTCAAGTTGCGATGGCCAAAAAATTGGGCGTTCCTCTTGAGGAATACGCCAAGTACGTTAAGGAGTAAGAGATGACAGATAAGCTTGTACCTACTTTAAATCGTGAATCTCGCAGCGCGAACACTCGTGACAGCGAAGCACGCCGTAAGCCCTGGGCTCCTCCTTCTCGACTGGATGCTCCACCTCCTCTGGAGGGAACACGGCACAGATGGATTCGTGCAGAGATTGCAGGTCAGGAAGACCGTACGAACGTAGCAGGCAAAATCCGCGAGGGTTATGAGCTTGTTCGTGCGGATGAATATCCTGACTTCCCTGTCCCATCTGTTGAAGACGGCCGACATGCTGGTGTTATCAGCGTGGGAGGTCTTCTCTTAGCACGTATTCCCGAAGAGAACGTTCAGGAGCGCAATGCGTATTACCAACAGCGTGCGAACGATCAAATGCAGGCGGCTGATAATGAGTTGATGAAGAGCAATGCTCACAGTTCAATGAAGATTCAACGCCCCACACGGCAATCTCGAGTCAGCTTCGGCGGCCCCAAGGCTGCCGAATAATCTTTTTAAAGGAATTATCAAATGGCAAACATCAATAAGCCCTTTGGTCTGCGTCCTCTCGGTAATCTCTCTGCTACTGGCGGTCAAAAACAGTACGGATACTTGATTAACGATAACCAGTCCGGAGCAATCTACCAAGGCGACTTGGTAACCATTGACAATGGTTATCTTGTCAAATTCAACAACACGGACCATACGTCTGCTGTTGGCGTTTTGAATGGCGTAAGCTATATCGACCCCACCACAGGCAAGCCCACCTGGAAGAACTATTATCCTGGTTCTGTCAATATCACCAGCGGCCAAATCGTCGCTGACGTTATTGACGATCCCAGCCAGTTGTTCATCATCCAGAACGCGGGCACTCCCACTCAAGCAAACATTGGTACCAACGCTGACATCACTGCCAGCACCACTGGTAGCACCACCACTGGTGTGTCCAATATGACCATGAGTGGCACTTTCACAGAAACCGCTTCTGCCAATTTGAAAGCAGTCGGCCTGTGGAATGTTCCTGGTAACGAGATGGGCCAATACGCCGTTCTCGTTGTGAAGATCAACGAGCACATGTACGGCAGCACTGGTACACCAGGCTTTAGTACTTAAGGAGAACATAAATGGCAATTTCCCGCGCACAACTCGTAAAGGAACTTGAGCCAGGCTTGAATGCCTTGTTCGGCCTCGAGTATAAAAACTACGAAAACCAACACACCCAAATCTATTCAATCGAATCTTCTGACCGCGCGTTTGAAGAGGAAGTGATGGAATCGGGTTTTGGTGAAGCCCCTGTGAAGACTGAAGGCTCTGGCGTCGCGTACGACCAAGCACAAGAGGTTTACACAGCTCGTTACACACACGAGACCATCGCCTTGGCCTTCTCCTTGACTGAAGAAGCTGTAGAGGACAACCTCTATGACCGCCTCGGCGCTCGCTATACACGTGCTTTGGCACGCTCTATGGCACAAACCAAGCAGATCAAAGCTGCTGCCATCCTGAACGGCGCTTTCACCACCTCTATCGGTGGCGACGGTGTTGCTCTGTGCGCAACCAATCACCCCACTTTGGGTGGTCCTAACTTGTCCAACACACTGGCAACCCCAGCGGACTTGTCTGAGACCTCCTTGGAGCAGTCACTGATTGACATCTCTGCGTTTACCGATGAGCGTGGCTTGAAGATCGCTGTCCAAGGCTTGAAGTTGATTATTCCTAAGGAACTGCAATTTACCGCAGATCGCATTTTGAAATCCACTTTGCGTGTTGGTACTGCTGACAACGACATCAACGCCATTCGCAACATGGGCATGGTGCCTCAAGGCTACACAGTCAACAACTTCCTTACCGATCCAGATGCGTACTTCATCAAGACTGACGCACCTAACGGCATGAAGATGTTCACACGTGTGTCCCTGAAGACTGGCTTTGAAGGCGACTTCGACACCGGCAACGTCCGTTACAAGGCACGTGAACGCTACAGCTTCGGCTTCAGCGATCCACGCGGCATGTTCGGTTCGCCTGGCGCGGCCTAATGGTCGAGTAAACGGAAAAAGGGGCCTTGTGCCCCTTTTTCTTTTGGTGTATATTGAGCACATTCCGGGGTTCTCCGGTGTATCTGACAGTCCCGGCTGACGACATGCAGACAGATACGCCCCAACTTGCATGTAAGGAAAATAGACATGGCATCAACTACCTTCTCCGGCCCAGTAACGTCAACAAACGGCTTTATTGGGAATCTCATTGGCAATGTAGTCGGCAACGTAGTCGGTAACGTAACTGGAACAGTTGCAAATACTGAATTGACCGCTGCCTCAACCCTGACCGCAGCACAATCCGGCACCACATTCTTTTTGAATTCCGCCACTGAATTTGCTACAACTTTGCCTGCACCCGCTGCCGGTGTAGAGTTCACATTCATTGTCAAAGCTGCTCCTTCTGGCGCAAGCTACACCATCGTGACTGCATCCAGCGCAAACATCATCAAGGGCCAGGCATATCCTGCCTCCGGTGCTGCTGGTGATACTGGTACTGCCGATGACACCATCAGTTTTGTGGACGCTCAAGCGGTCGCGGGTGACATGGTCACTTTGATCAGTGATGGCACTTCCTGGTTTGCAAAGGCGTATTGTGCGGTTGCCGCTGGTGTGACTTTCACACAAGCCTCCTAATAGGGGGATAGCATGAGCTATAGCAACATACAGTCAGCGTATGCGACTGGCACGGCTCAGATGGTCAATGGTCGCAGCCGCTTGGTGGGTATCTATTACACCGCCACAGGGGCAGCAACCATGACTTTCAAAAGCGGTGGTGCCAGTGGCACAACACGCTTGACATTGGCATCTCCAACCGCCGCCGGCTCCGACAGCATTTTGTTGTCTGAGATGGGTCTGCTCTTTGAAAGCGGCGTCCATTTAACCGTGAGCGGCGCGGCAATCACCAGTGTCACTTTGTTCTTCGAGGGCGGAGCAGCAGCGTAATGGCCTCCAAGGGCATGGGCATCAAAACCTCGGTCAAGAGCGGAAATTTCCGCCCGACCAAGGCGGGTGCAGGCATGACCAAAAAAGGCGTTACAGCGTACCGCAAAGCCAACCCTGGAAGCAAGCTCAAGACGGCGGTGACTACCAAGAATCCGTCTCCCGCAGAAGCAAAACGCCGTGCGTCGTACTGTGCGCGGTCCGAGGGCCAGATGAAGGATTTTCCTGAAGCTGCCAAGGACCCAAACAGTCGTCTGCGTCAGGCACGTAAACGGTGGAAATGCTGATGGACATTAGTTTGATTTGGTCAACTGTTTTGTCCGTTGCATTGGGTGGATTGTGGTTTTTCATTCGTGAAAAATTTGACGAGCTCAAGCGGATAGACATTTTGTTAAACAAAACACGCGAGGAGATTGCCCGTGATTACGCAACTAACACAGAAGTGCAAAGAGTTACTGACCACATTGACCAACGCTTTAATCGTCTTGAAGCAAAAATTGATCAACTTATTCAACAAGCAAAGTAAGGAGCAGTGATGGCGACAACCACAAAGATGAAGATGGTCATGAAGGACGGCAAGAAGGTCCCAGCCTTTGCTGCTGACAAGATTGGCAAAATGAAAAAAGGCGGAGCGGCGGGCATGCACAAGATGCCCGATGGCTCCATGATGAAAGATTCTGACATGGCCGACAAAATGGGTCGTGCTGTCAAACGTAAAACGGCCGACGTTAAGGGCCGTGCAATGAAGAAAGGAGCCTGATCATGGCTGGCAAAGGAATGGGTTGCGCCACTCGTGGCGGCGGTGCCGTGATGAGCGGTCCTGCAAACAAGATGTTGTCCGAGACCAGCACCAAAACTGGTCCTGTGATGATGAAAAAAGGCGGCATGGCCAACAAAGGCAACGTCAATGAGCACAAGCGCATGGCCATGGGCAAACCCATTGGCAAAATGGGCGGTGGCATGATGACCAAGGGCTACGCTGCTGGTGGCATGATGTCCAAAGGCTACGCTGCTGGCGGTGCTGCTAAGAAGATGGCCAAACGCGCTAAGTAATGTCATACCTCATCAGCAACATTCCGTACTTTAAGTGCTGGGTTAGACGCGAGTTTACCCACATGCACCAGAAGTACCATGGCGAGTACTTGCACGCAAATGTTATTGCGGTCAACGTCATGCCGGATCGTTGCTTGAGTTTTCAGCTTGTATTTACCGGGTGTGAAAGCCAGGTAGATGGCTCTGAAAACGTGCATGGGGGAGCCATGTGGGCGCGTATGCCAATCACTGCACTGGTGGGAGATATTCCACTGGAGGAGTGGCCCGAGCGCATGCCTACTCATTTAGCGCAGCCTTGGGACTGCCCGTCGCATCATCACACGGTGATCAAGTTTGCCAGGACCAGTCCTAGTCCTTGGTTGTGCAAGATTGACGGCGAGTTTTATACGGGCAGGTACTTGTTCACCGTGGACTACGCGGAGAGCGAGGTAGCCGATTGCCCTGCGCAGCACAAACAAAGTCATGTTTTGGTTTTGACAGATGCTGGCAAGTGGACAGGCAATATTGTTGCTTTGCCAAACAATCGCGTTAGGGTCACAAGCCCCGCGTTTTGGCAAACAGGGGAGGGTGCTCCAGACTTCAGGCCCAGCCAGTGGACACACTGCGCGGAGCAAGATGACTCGTACATGGACGCACAGCAGACCTTTAACAACCTGTACAGCGAATGACTACCTCTGACACAACCACATTT